ATTTGGGAATCGAGAGGGGGTCAATAAAAATCAACCGCCCCCGGGGTTAGTCGGTCGGCGGTTCGTAGTTCGGGTCGTTGGCTTCGAGGAACCTTTGGCGGGCTCGCGCCTTGTTCTCCTCTACCTTCTCCTTGGTATGGCTCCTCATCTCTTGGTGCGTCTTGATGTGGCAATCGACACACAACAGCCGACAGTTGTTCGGGTCGTACGCCAACCGCTCCATCTCCATCTCCGTCTTTGCCGACTCAACGGGAATCACATGGTGGCAGTCCACGCCTGGGGTGATGAAGCCCTCAGCCTTGCACAGCTCGCACAGTCCGTTCGCCCGTCGCCACACCACGCGCTTCACCTCCATCCACCGCTTCGAGTTCAGCAGCCGTTGGTATCTTGGGTCTCTGCTCATGGCTCTACTCCAAATGGTTTCCAATCTGGGGATTCCGTTGGCGGTTCGTCATGCTGCCTGTGCTCACCTTCCCAGTCTTTCACCTCATAGTCAGACGTCTCGCGGTCTTTGTCCGTCCACTGAATAGTCTGCTGTTGGTTCGCCACACTGTCGGGTGTTCGGTGCGGCTTTCGCTTGAACTTATGACCATACTCGATAGCTTTGCCGTAGTCGTGGTTTTCACCATAGCCTGGCATCTCCTGTTGTTCATCCTCCCGATCAATCGAGTCGTTCATGTACTCACTGAGCAGGGTTAGCGTCTCGCGCATGGTGTCGCAGTAGAGTCGCTTGCCTACCTTGTCGAGCTTCTTGTAGAGTCCTGGCATGCTGACCTTGATGACGCGCTCCAAGATGTCGTCCACGCAACGGGTCTCGGTCGGCTCACCCATCCACGGCTTGTCTATCATCGTGAGTCCAAAGCCGTGCTTGCCTTTCTGTTGGAGTATTAGGATGACCTGTGCCACCTCTGTCTGAGCTGTCACGTCGGCAAAGTTGAATGCCTTGTGCCAACCAGGTTCTATCTTCAGCAGGTTCAGGAAGTGTTGCATGTCGGGCGAGATAGGCCCGTCGTGCTTGGCACTCTCGATGAACGTCTGTATGAACATGCGGAAAAGGTCGTTGCCGTTGGTTCCGTGTTGCAACCCTTCGCACAGGATGTTCACCAAGTCGTACATGGCTTGCGGCATCTTTACGCTGAAGGTAGCATGTCCGCCTTCTTGCACTTGTTTCTGTTCACTCATATTGTTTTGTCTTTAGATATTCAATGGTCTTCATCTTCAGGAATACGTCATAAGGCGGTCGCGTTCTTCAGTCGTCATTCTTCTGTAATGTTTAGGTCAAGTTTATCAATCAATGGTGCTGCCGTTGGTATGGCCGCTTTCACCTCGTCGATATTGTCAAACGGTTTACGCTCGTTCAGGTTGCGGATGATGACGTCGGCGATGTCGGCCTTGGGGCCGTCCTCCTCGCGCCACCATTTAGTAACAGGTGTTACGTCCACGTCCATATTTATCAGTCCCAACTGTGCTTTCTTAGCCTGCCACTTCTCTATGCCGTCGCGGTCTGGGTATAGGATGATGTGTCGGCCTTGTCCGACAATGGCACTCAGCTTTTCGGGCGTCAGGTTCTCCAGCCCTCCGCACGCCATCCATACTTGCTTGGTATTATTGCCGTATGCGATAGCCATCAGCAGGGCCGTCTTCTCACTCTCCACAATCTTCACCGTTTGCTGGATGCCTTTCTGCTTCCAACGGTCTAACAGATGAAGGCCAAAGTAGCACGATTGCATCTCCTGCTTGCCAGGGTCGTACAGTTCGGGGTGAGGGTAGGGTGGTTCGTCTGTCATCTTGCCGGTCGCTGGGTCGCGGTGGCGTGCCAGCGATGAGTGTATCCAGTCGAAGTTGTAGCCTTGCGACTTGTCGCGGTGGCCGTCATCACGATACCTCATCATCTTTCCCGTGCGCAGTTGCCCCTTCTCGTCCATCTGCCAGAATACCGTCATACCTTGCTTTGAGCACCCGACGCAATAGTCGCGCAGCACGTCATCAATTCGGCTACGTTGCAACGGGTCCCAGTTGATGCCCGTCTTGATCCAACGTACCAACGTCGACTGATCTACGTCGAGCAGCGTCTTGGCCATGATGTATTTGGGCAGCACCAACATCTTCAGCGGTTCGGGCTTTTGTCGTGCCGGCGGTGGGGTGTAGTTGAAGTCTTGCATATCGGTTTCTATTGAGTATTTCTTTCCTAACCATCGTATCGCATCTGGAAATGAGAGGTGTTCGTGTTTCTTCAGAAACTCCACCACGCCGCCTTTGGCACCGCATGAAAAGCACTTGAAGCAGTTCTTTTTCGGATACACCACGAACGAACCCACATGCCTATCGTCGTGAAACGGGCAGTATCCTATATACCGAACGCCCTTCTTTTTCAAGTCCAGAAAGTCGCTGACGACTTCCTCTATCTTTGCCGTCTCGAGGATGCGGTCTATAATAATGCGGTCTATTCCTGCCATAATCGTTAGTCGTTAGTAGTGCTCGAAGCACCTATTGAGAGATAGCGCGTGTGTGCGCGTCGCCCGCGTGTGTGTGGTTTCGCTGCCCAATGCCCGCCGCCACATGGGCGGGCAGGGGCATCGCAACCCGCAGGCGGGTCGGCTTTGGTACAAAGTTCTTTATACCTTTAGGTATAAAAAGAATGTGGTACAAAGTTTAGAATGGCATATCTTCAGGCGGTTGCAACATATATGATCCATTTCCGCTCTTGATAGTCGATTCTTCCAAGTATTTCATATTAAGTGCTGCCTGAAGGTCGGCTTGTTGCATGCCGGTGTTCTTCTGACCTCCGATGTCGCCAAACACCAACTTCTTGACGTCTGCACGAGTCATCGGCCATTGATACATGTCCTTGGCCTGTTCTATCCATTCACGAATCATCATCGTGTCGTCACACTTGGCTTGCTCCTTCGACTTGCTTGGCAGGTTGCTGCCGCTGTTGATTATCTTTGGTACTCCGAGGTTGCCAGCGTCGTCGGTAATCTCGAACTTCCAGTCGTCGAGGTCTTTGTCTCGCGCGTCCTGTTGCTTCACGGTGAATGTTACGCCGTTGACGGTCTTCGTCTTGATTGATACCAGCGTGTCGCTCACCTTGTTGCCGAGCTCCGTACCAATCCAACCGCGCATCTTCGCCTCGTCGTCGTCATTCTTGCGGCTGGGGTTTTGGTGCAGCGCGTTCCAGATAGACATCTGGCGGTCCTCTGCCATCGAGCCCAACTCACCAAGTATCTTCGTGCCCTGCTCCTCGTCGTTGATACTCGAAAGCAGGTCGCGAATGCCGTCAATAAACACTACGTCTGGACTGATTGCCTCGATGGCCATGCGTATCAGGTCGTAGCGTCGTTGGTAGGCCTTCAGCGTGTTGTCGGCTGGCATGTTCTTCAGCCACAGCACAGAGAATCTGTCGCCAGGTGCAGGTCTGTTCAGGTCCCAATCGCACAGCCAGTGCACGCGGCGCAACACCTTCGCGCTGCTGAGCTTTTCCATCTCGGTGTCGACGTACAACACGCGGGGCAGATAGTCGTCGCGCCCACGGATGGTGCGGTAGTATTCGATGGTGCGGTCGGGCACCTTCAGTCCTGGCAGGAACAGCTGCGTCCTATCAGAGCCGTTGCCGAGGACGGCGGCGATGAGCTGGGTGATGACGAACGATTTGCCGTTCTTCTTCTGACCGCTCATGGCCCCGAGTCCGCCAATCTTCGAGAACGGCACGCCGTTGTATTCGAGCATGTGATAGGGCTCAGGATAGTCCTCGCGCGGGTCCAACAGGTATGGCCTTAGCGTCTCCCACCGCACCTCTTCCGGCGTCCGCAGGTCGGGCATGTTATTTTTCTCTTCTGTCATAGTTTCTGATATATTTCCCGTAGTTTTTTAACGGTGCGTTCGTGTCGCCAGCGGCGGTGTCTCTCTCTAATCTCGTCGCGGTGGGTCTCGCGGTACTGCTTCTGTTGTGCCAGAATCTTCTCGCGGTTCTCTAAGTATCGCTCATGGTCGCGGATGCTTCGCGGCTTGGCCGCTTTTCGGGGCTTTCTAAGGCCTTTTGCCCGATAGTCCCTATCGTATTCCCTCTGCTGCGCCAAACGCTCGTCACGATGCTCTAAATAACGCCGTTGGTCGTATTCTTTCTGCGTCATAGATTCGGACGTTTAGTGTCACTCGCGCGGTCGCTGAAGTT